AATTTATAACTGGAGGTCTCATCAAAGACATAGGTCAAGTAATAGATGATCTAGTGACTACCGATGAAGAAAGACTCGCGGCTAAACTAAAAGTTGAAGAGCTGCTAGAGCAGGCAGATAAAGATGCTCAAGACCAGGTAACAGCGAGATGGGAGTCGGATATGAAGTCCGATTCCTTCTTGTCTAAGAACATAAGACCGATGGTTCTTATATACCTTACCTTTATATTTTCTGTATTAGCATTTTTTGACGGCAACATTGGGGAGTTTTCAATAGCAGAGGATTATATACCTATATTTCAGTCGTTATTAATAACTGTGTATGGTGCTTACTTTGTAGGTCGTACGTGGGAAAAAGGTAAAAAAATAAGTAATAATAAGTAAAGTTAAATAACTTAAATTAAATTAAATGTCAAATTCAATTACAGCTGAAGAGCTTAAAACTATTAAAGAACAACAATTAGAATTAAGTACCGTTATAAATCAGATTGGCCAATTAGAAGCAAACAAACACTCGCTGCTTCATAAGATCGCTGGTATCAACGAAGGTATTGAAGATACAAAAAAGCAACTAGAAGAAACATACGGAACTATCAGTATTGATTTAGAAGATGGTACGTACACTGAAATCGAAAAGGAAGAAGATGAAGGTGAACTAGCTGTAGTTAAGTCAGAAGACTAATGAGTACTGTTATAAGAAAAATCAGTATTGGTTCTGATTACAAAAACGATGCGATGCATTATGCTGTTGGCCAACAAGTATATGGCGGGCACGAGATATCGCATATTTTGTTTGAAGATAAAGATGCTTCTTATAACATATTTATAAAGAAAAACAACGAGGTATTGCCATGGAAGAAGTTCAATTCTAACATGGCGGTATCTGTTGAATATGATTTAGAATATTAATGAGGAGTGTTTTTGATTTTATAGTCACGCCTGCTGAAAGTAGGTATGACAATGAAGTTGATATAAATGGTAATAAACTTATAGTTAATTCTAGTATAGAAAACTTTAAGTTAATAAGTAGAAAAGCTATAGTTATTTCTACACCATCCGCTTATTCAACACCAATAGAAGAAGGTGACGAGGTTATAATACATCACAACGTATTTAGAAGATATTATAACCAAAAAGGTAAAGAAGTTGATAGTAGTAAAACGCTAAATGACAATCAATACCTATGCCAACTAGATCAAATATATCTTTACAAAAATATATATCAGTGGAAACCTTTAGGTGAACATTGTTTTATAATGCCAATAAAAAATACAGACAACTGGTCACAAGAGCCAGAAGTAAAAAACAAAGGTATAGTAAAGATAGGTAATAAAACCTTAAAAACTTTAGGTATAAACGAAGGTGATCTTGTTGGATTTAAATCTAATAGAGAGTTTGAGTTTGTTGTTAACAAACAAAGACTATACTGTATGCAATCAAATGATATTTTAGTTAAGTATGAGTTCAAAGGAAACGAGGAAGAATATAATCCAAGCTGGGCAGAGAGCAGTTGAGGAATTAATAAAGGTTGCTAAAGAACCTATAGTTGATTCAGATGATGACATATCTGCCGACAGACTTAAGAACGCGGCTGCTACAAAGAAGTTAGCTATATTCGACGCGTTTGAAATACTTGCTAGAATAGAAGAAGAAAAATCAATGCTCGATGGCGACGCTAAAGAAACTAAAGAAAAAAGTTTTAAAGGTTTTGCAGAAGGCAGATCAAGATAATGTACGAGCAGTCTTTAGTTAAAACAATAGAAGACCATATAAAACCTAAAGTTTTAAAAAGAAACAACAGGTATAACAAATGGAGATACGGTTATGATGTTGAACATGACATTATAGTTATAAGCAAAGATGGAACTATAGGTGAGATAATTGAAATGCAAAATCTTAAAATAGCTTTGCCAAAACAGCCTGAAAATGTTTTTAGTGTTTCTAAAAAAATAGAAGAACAAAAATGGACTAAGGCCGAATATCCAAAAACATTATCTAAAATTAAAAGTGTTTTTGATTGGCAGCGTTACCCTAATAGTTTTAAAGAAGAATGGTACGATTATATAGATGAAGAATTTAAAAGACGCGAGCAAGGATATTGGTTCTATAATAAAGGTTTGGCTACTTACATTACTGGTTCTCACTATATGTTCCTGCAGTGGAGTAAGATTGACGTTGGGGCAGCAGACTATAGGGAATCAAATAGATTATTCCACATTTTCTGGGAAGCTTGCAAAGCAGACCAAAGATGTTACGGAATGTGCTACCTCAAAAACAGACGGTCTGGTTTCTCATTTATGGCGTCATCAGACACAGTTAACCAAGCTACAATTAGCTCAGATTCAAGATTCGGTATATTATCAAAATCAGGGTCTGATGCTAAAAAAATGTTTACCGATAAAGTAGTACCAATATCAATTAACTATCCTTTCTTTTTCCGTCCTATACAAGACGGTATGGATAGACCTAAAACAGAATTAGCTTACAGAGTACCAGCATCAAAGCTAACACGTAGAAAGTTAGACGAAGGTATCGCATCAGAAGAAATAGAAGGTCTTGATACAACTATTGACTGGAAAAATACAGGCGATAACATTTATGACGGTGAGAAACTAAAACTGTTAGTACACGATGAATCAGGTAAATGGGAAAGACCTGACAATATACTAAACAACTGGAGAGTTACAAAAACCACGATGAGACTTGGTAGCAAGATCGTTGGTAAGTGTATGATGGGTTCAACTAGTAACGCTATAGAAAAAGGAGGAGGAAACTTTAAAAAACTTTATTATGCTTCAGATGTTACGCAAAGAAACCGCAACGGCCAGACTAGCTCAGGACTATATAGTTTGTTCATACCTATGGAATGGAACTACGAAGGGTTCATTGATGCTTATGGCGTACCTGTATTCGACAAACCAAAAGACGCCGTTAGAGATCCACACGGAGACCTTATCACAACAGGTGTTATCGAACACTGGGAAAATGAAGTAGATGGCCTTAAAAATGACCAGGATAGCTTAAACGAATACTACCGCCAGTTTCCACGTACAGAGAAACACGCTTTCAGAGATGAAGCTAAGTTATCTTTATTTAATCTAACTAGGATATACGAGCAGATAGATTACAACGAAGATATGAGGAATAAAACCTTAGTAACACAAGGTAATTTCCAATGGACTGGAGGAGTTAAAGATACAACAGTTAATTTTATACCAGAAAATAATGGTAGATTTTTAGTATCTTGGATTCCACCTGCAATATTACAAAATCGTGTAATAATAAAGAATGGAGTTAAACACCCAGGTAACGAGCACGTTGGTGCTTTTGGGTGTGACTCGTACGATATATCAGGTACAGTAGATAATAAAGGTTCTAAAGGATCTTTGCATGGTCTTACAAAGTTTAGTATGGAAGAGGCACCTTTTAATATGTTCTTTTTAGAGTATATATCAAGACCTCCTACAGCTGAAATATTCTTTGAAGACGTACTTATGGCTTTGCATTTTTATGGTATGCCTATACTAGCAGAGAACAACAAGCCAAGACTACTGTATTATTTAAAAAGAAGAGGTTATAGAAACTTCTCTATAAATAGACCTGACAAAACGTTCAACAAGTTATCAGTAGCTGAAAGAGAAATAGGTGGTATACCTAACTCAAGTGAAGATATTAAACAAGCGCACGCTGCTGCTATAGAATCTTATATAGAAGATTACGTGGGTTTGAAAGAAACTGAGTATGGTCAAATGTATTTTCAGCGTACGCTTGAAGACTGGGCTAAGTTTAACATAAACAATAGAACAAAGTTCGATGCAACTATAAGTTCTGGTTTAGCTATAATGGCTTGCAACAAAAACAAATACTCACCAGTGGCTGAAATAAAAAAAGAGCCAGTTAGTATTAATTTTACAAAATACGATAACACAGGTTATTCTTCAAAAATAATAAAATAAATGGTTTATACTAATGTTAATAGTTCTTTTCCAAGTCAGGTAGTACCAGACGCAGAGAAAAATACTTATGATTACGGCTTAGCCGTAGGTAGAGCTATTGAGAACGAATGGTTTAGAGGTGACAAAGGCTTAGGAGCTGGCGGTCGTTTTGGTAATAGTTGGCAAGACTTTCACAGGCTTAGACTATACGCTAGAGGCGAGCAATCAGTTGCTAAATACAAAGACGAGTTATCTATTAACGGTGATTTATCTTATTTAAATTTAGACTGGAAACCAGTAGCTGT